AAAATACAAAAAGCAGTTGATGATTCAACAGCAGATTATCAGTTAGGAACTAACATTGGAGAAAGGTCTGCAACACATCCTTTTTCAACAGGAGATTATATCGCTGTGGTGGATAACAGCACTTCTCCTGGAATTGACAGTAATTTCTTATCAGCAGTAACTGCTGGTAAAAAGATAACAGCCGCAACAGATACTACAATAAGTACAGATATAGACTCTTCATCAGCTAGTGCTGACTATACCTATGCATACTCTGGTAACCAAGCAATTGTACAGAGAGCAGTTAAAATAACTGCTGGTGGACAAGCAATAATAGTTGAAGAAGTTCAAGTAGTAGGCGGTTAACATGCCTCTTGTAAATCAAAAGGCAGAGAAGATAGTTAGAGGAATGAAACGTCGTTCCTCTGACTGGAAAAGACTTTATGGTAAACGAGATAAGGAAGTGATGTATGCGACGGCTAACAAGTTAGCCCAAAAGGAAATGGTCAAACCACCGTTGACTTATACGCAATTCATCGAGAATTATGGAACGGAAGGAAAGTCCAAAAGAAAAGGCAAAGCGACTGGCTGCAACACAAAGGCTGCTGGATCAAGTTGACTTTAAAAAGAAGCGTCAGGAGATAAGAACAGCGTCTTCAAGTCCACACGACATTGAGTAATATTACTTATAAATAATTTCATAATTTATGCGAGCCCACGGCTATAAATCGTGTCTCATTACACAGTAGGGTATCACACCCTTCAACAAGAAAAAAGAGAAATCTGCGAGTACGCAGAGGATTCTTTTCAAGCATTTCACAACGCACAAGAGGATGTCCCTTACCTAAAGGAGCATCCTCATTTTTTTGACTATATCCTAAAGGAGGATTGATTATGACAACACTGATAGTTAAACATAAGCATGAAATCATGTGGTGGATGTCGAGGTTAACTATAATGTTAACGGCATTATTTCTTTCTTTCTCATTAGCAGGGCAAGCCTATGCTACTGAGATACAAATGGGTTATGAAGGTAACCTAGTATTTGAACCAAATGAAGTCACCGTTGCTGCTGGTGACACAATTACATTTGTGAATAATGCATTACCTCCTCACAATATCATGGTAGATAACAGACCTGACTTATCAAGAGAATCCTTGATGTTTAGTCCTGGTGAAACTCAAGAGATTGTTTTTGCAGATGCTGGAGACTTTGAGTTCTTCTGTGCTCCTCATGCTGGTGCTGGAATGAAGGGGGTGATTCACGTTGAGTGAAGTAGTCTGGTCGATAAATATTATGCTAGCTTTACTTTTAGTAGGAGTAGGTGTTAGTATATACTGGATATTCAAATACGATGATTGGAATCCTAACCCCATTATTAATATCGATCCCGAGTCCAGGCCAATGGATACAGCAGATGAGGGATTGGAAGTCCGAGCAGAATCGCACCCCTGTTGAGGAGTCTATAAATAGATCACTAGACCTATGGGAGGAAGAAGATGGGTGCGATGGTTCCACCGAGTCGGAAGAGTTGTTACAACTTCCGAGTGACGGAGATAAACAAGGTACTTGATGGTGACACTATTGACGTTACTATTGATCTCGGGTTTGATCTATACAAGAAAGAAAGAGTTAGAATTGCAGGAGTTGATACGCCAGAAAAAAGAACAAGAGACTTGGAGGAGAAGGCACTAGGAATCGATGCAACAGAATGGCTTAAAGAAAAATTGGAAACTACCATTGCTGGCGATGATGAGCTCTCTATTCGTACTGAGCTTGTCGGCGGCGTTGGGAAGTATGGTAGGCTTCTTGGGTGGTTATACGTGGGGGACGCAACAGTGTCACTCAACGAACAAATGATCCAAGAAGGATATGCTTGGGAATACGATGGTGGTACTAAGCAGAAAAATTTCGAGGATTTACGAGAGATTCGTAGATCTTTTGGTACACTTAATGAGGGTTAATTATGTTTGGAATGTTAAATGTAGTGGATGCATGGAATGAGATTTCATGGGCAGATGCTATTCCATTTCTTCTAGTTGTTATAGGTCTTTACTGGGTTAAGGTAAAGATAGATACATCTGCTGGTCTAGGCAGAAAGAAAAGTAGACAATTGAAGAAGGTTATTATTGAGGCAATAAAAGAAGCCAATGGCAGTTAATACAGACATATATCTAGGTAACCCGAACCTTAAAAAGGCTAACGTTGCTGAGGACTTTACTCCTGATCAGGTTGAAGAATATCTGAAGTGTGCAGGAGACCCTATCTATTTCATTAGAGAATATCTAAAGATTGTATCTTTGGATGAAGGTCTAGTGAATTTTGATATGTACGATTTCCAAGAGGAGATGGTGCAGAAATTTCATGATGAAAGATTTAATATAGCGAAGTTACCTAGACAGTCTGGCAAGTCAACAATTGTTACAGCATACCTTCTATGGTATGTGCTGTTTAATCAGAATGTAAACGTAGCAATTCTTGCAAACAAAGCTGCAACGGCTAGGGAAATGCTTGGTCGTCTCCAATTATCTTATGAGAATTTACCACGTTGGTTGCAGCAAGGTATTAACGAATGGAATAAAGGTAGTCTGGAATTAGAAAACGGTAGTAAGATAATGGCAGCATCTACTTCTGCATCAGCAGTTCGTGGTATGTCATTCAACGTTATATTCTTAGACGAGTTTGCATTCGTACCCAACCATATCGCTGACCAATTCTTTAGCTCAGTTTATCCTACCATTTCATCTGGTAAGAAAACTAAAGTTATAATCATATCTACCCCACATGGTATGAATATGTTTTATAAACTTTGGCATGATGCTGAAAGAAGAAAGAATGAATACATTCCAACTGAGGTACATTGGTCTCAAGTACCTGGTAGAGATGCTAAATGGAAAGAGCAAACTATTGCTAACACATCTGAAGCACAATTTAAAGTTGAGTTTGAATGTGAATTCTTAGGATCAGTTGATACCCTCATTAGTCCAAATACTTTAAGGACTATGGCATATGAAGATCCACTTGATGAAAATAAAGGGCTAGCGATTTATGAAAAAGTTGAGAAAGGACACAATTACGTTATCACTGCTGATGTTGCAAGGGGCGTATCTGGTGATTATTCTGCATTTCTGGTGGTTGATACAACAACAATCCCCTATAAGGTAGTTGCTAGATATAGAAACAATGATGTTAAACCTATTCTATTCCCCAACATACTTGTAGATGTTGCTAGGAATTATAATGGTGCATTTATATTAGTAGAAGTAAATGATGTTGGCGGTCAGGTAGCGGATATTATTCAGTATGATTTAGAATATGATAATCTACTCATGTGTGCAATGCGGGGTAGAGCAGGACAACAGGTAGGACAAGGATTCTCAGGTAAGAAGACACAGATGGGAGTCAAGATGTCTACTGCTGTTAAGCAAGTTGGTTGTTCCAACTTAAAAGTATTAGTAGAAGATTCTAAATTATTAATTCCAGACTATGAATGTATTGCAGAGTTAACTACATTCATTCAAAAGGGACAATCATTCCAAGCGGAAGAAGGATGTAATGATGACCTTGCTATGTGTATGGTTATTTTTGCATGGCTTGCTATGCAGCAATACTTTAAAGAGCTTAATGATACTGACGTTAGAGCAAGAATCTATAGAGATCAGAGAGAAGCAATTGAGCAAGACATGGCACCATTCGGTTTTGTGAGTGACGGATTTGAGGAAGAAACTTTTAAAGATGCTCAAGGAGATGTGTGGAAGGTTGCTGAGAATTCCGCATCTGTAGGAGAGTACGGGGATAGTTCTTACATGTGGGACTATAGGTGACGTTTCAAAATTATAAATATTCTTAGACAAACGATGCACTAATCAAACGGAGTTTTACTAATGGGCGTTTCTAATCAGCTTTCTCCAGGTGTAGTAGTTCAGGAAAGGGATCTCACGACTGTAACTGCTCCAGCTGGTTTTAATATCGGGGTGTTGGCTGCTCCATTCTCTCAAGGACCAGTTGAAGAGATTATACAAATCGCATCTGAGCGTGGTTTGGTTTCTACATTCGGTGAGCCAAATGAGCACAACTATGAGTACTGGTTTACTGCTGCTCAATTCTTATCATACGGTGGTGTCTTAAAGACTATTCGTATCAACGACAGTGCATTAAAGAATGCTGTTGATACTGGGACTGCACCATTAATCAAAAATTTACAAGACTACGAGACTACTTACGAAAGCAGCAATAGTAACGCTTGGACTTATGCATCGAGGACTCCTGGCTTACTTGGAAACTCCGTTGGTATCTTCGCAACAGACGCTGGTCCTGACCAGATTGCTGTAATACCTGCACCTGGATCAGGTAACGAGTGGAGATACGCTGAAGATTTAGCACTTTCTGCATCATCTGGTGCTGCTGGTAAAGTATATAAGTATTCAATTCGACTAACACTAACAACTCTAGTTGGTACATTCGTTCCTGGAACTACAACTACAATTGGTATTGGTGGTTCTAACGAAGACGTTGATGTCCTAGCATGGGATGCTGGAAACAAAGTTTTAGAAATCGCAATTCCTTCTGGTGGTGTTACTGGTATCATCGCTGATGGTCAGACTGTAACTCAAGGCACAAACACTGCTGTTATTGCAACTTCTGGTGTTAACCGTCTTCTTTACATCGGTAAGAATAAAGCAAGCATCGACTTCGCTGCTTCTGATTCACTTACTGATAGTGCATCAAACGCTGCTACTGTTACTTCTGTAAGAAATGAGTATGCAGAGCGTGAGTATCTTCCTGGTTCTAAGTGGATCAACGTTGCTCCAAGACCTGCTACTTCTATCTACGCTAACTCAGTTGGTGGAGAGAATGACGAATTACATATTTTAGTTATTGACGTTGACGGAGAAATCACTGGTAATCCTGGATCAATCCTAGA